CCTATAACTAAACTACCAAAGAACGATAATTTATCTAGTTTAAAACCAAAGTATTTATCTCAAATTTCAAAACTACAAAGTGAGTTTAGTTTACCGGATAGTGCTGGGGTTGCAGATTATCATCAGGCTTGGTGGAAAGATTATATTAAAAAATCTGGTAAAAAATTAGAACCACTTGAAACGGAGGGTTTAATTAAAAGATGGGCGTTTGATGATAAAAGTTTCCGTCTAAATACAATAGCAGATGAGAAAGCTAGAGTTTGGGCAGATGGTATAGAAAAACAAAGCAAATCAAAAATAGCAAAAGATAATTTAATGAAATTTGAAGAAATCTTTTTAGGTGTGGGTAGTGATGTATTATCATTTATGAGTTCAGTTTTAACTGCATCGCCTGATAGTGCTTTACAACAAATGAGAAGTAAATTAGATAGTGCTATTGGTACAATTAGAGCAACTGGTGATGCATCGCAAATTCAAAAATTAGAATTGGAATTACAGAGATTAAACTCAATTGGTGGATTTGATAAGATTGTTCCAAACGAAGGAATTATATTTAACTACAAAGGAAATGTATTCAAAATGACTGGAGCATTTGCAAGTTTAAATCAACTTTTAGGTATTTTATATCATTAAAATTTAAAAACTATATATTTATATATATAAAACAAAACAATAGGTTATATGAGTAAAAAGTATATGCACCCATCCAGAAAGAAGATTTTGGATGTAGCGTTTAACAGAGATAATAGTGGAACAAACACACACGGTTGGTCTGCCACAAAGCAGGATAGAACAATTGGTGAAGAATGGACCGATAGTGATGGTGTAACTTGGGTACAAGAAAAAGGATTTAAAATTGTTAAATCAAAATTCGATGGTATCAGACAATACATACAATCTTTATCTAATTGTAAAAACAAAAATTGTAAAACTGCAAAGAAAACTGAAAAGCATTTAAAGTTTATTCGTAAGACTGGATATTGTATAGATTGTTTAGCAGAAAAAGAACAAGTATTTAGAGTAAAAGGTAATTGGAACGAATACGAAAAGTGGAAGATTGCTAGTTTTGAAATTGATTTTCTAAACGATTTAGTTAAAAAGTTTAACGAAGCGTTAATAGATGTAAGTAAAGAGCACGTATTTGCTAATTCGGATGGAACAACTGAAAAGTGGACATACGATGGTGATTTAGAAGAATTAAAGGCAAACATATCAAAAGATATTTTAGAAGCCGAAGAAAACATATCTGGTTATCAGCAAATAAAAGATGATAGTTGGGAAATAATAAAAGAAGATTATGCTGACGTTTTTGAAGAATAATATCAAATGGATTGTAATTTTTGCTACAATAGGAATTGTGTTTTATAAATGCAACAATTGGGGTAGTGATAAACCAAAAGAACTTATTAAAGTTGATGGTAAAAATTACGAATTATTAAAACAAAAAATTGATACTATTTTTATAGACCGTACCAAAGTAAAATATATTAGAGGTAATGATATTTACCACGAAACAATTGTTGAAAAAGAAAAAAGAATAGAAGTTCCCGTATATACAAAAGGAGATACAATTAGAATAGTTCAATCGTATAACCAAAAGGTTTTGTATAAAGATAAATTAGTTTTAGATGATAATTTGGGAACTATTGAACTTACAGATACTCTATACCAAAATAAAATATTAGGCAGAAAGTGGAACGCTACGATTAAAGAAAAAACTATTACTGATACAAAGATAGTAAAAGAACTACCTAAAAATCAAGTATATGTTGGTATAAACGGAGCGTTGGATAAAGTAAATTTTGGCAATTCAATTGGTGCAGGTGTAATCCTAAAAACAAAAACAGATAAATTATACCAATTAAATTTTGGTATATCCAATCAACAATCAAAAACCGGTGGAAATCAAATAGTTCCATATTTAGGTGGTGGTTTATATTGGAAAATCCGTATTAAAAAATAGGTAAGGCATTATGGCCGCAAATCAAACAAAATCTCTGCAAGATGCAGTAAAAGAGCAATACAGAAAATGTGCGCAGGACCCAGTCTATTTTATGCGTAAGTTTTGCAAAATTCAACACCCAACTCGTGGGAAAATAGCTTTTGATTTATATGACTTTCAAGAAGGAGTTTTAAATGATTTTAAAGATAATCGCTTTAATGTTGTTTTAAAATCACGCCAATTAGGTATATCTACATTAGTAGCTGGATATTCTTTGTGGAAAATGATATTCCACGATGACTTTAACGTGTTGGTTATTGCAACAAAACAAGAAGTTGCAAAGAACTTGGTATTAAAGGTTAGAGTAATGAACCAATTTCTACCAGTATGGTTGAGAGTACCAGAGTCTGAAGATAATAAACTATCTCTACGATTAAAGAATGGTTCTCAAATCAAAGCAATTTCATCTAAACCAGATGCAGGACGTTCGGAAGCACTATCCCTATTGGTATTTGATGAGGCAGCCTTTATTGATTATATTGAAGAAATTTGGACATCAGCACAATCTACTCTATCAACTGGTGGTAGTTGTATCGCGTTATCTACACCAAACGGTATTGGTAACTGGTTTCATCAAGTATGGGTAGGTGCAGAAAATGGTGAAAACTTATTTCACCCAATTAAACTCCATTGGACAGTTCACCCTGAAAGAGATATAAGTTGGAGAGAGGAACAAGAAAAACAATTAGGACAAAAAGGAGCAGCACAAGAATGTGATTGTGACTTTATCAGTTCTGGAGCAACGGTAATCGCACCGGAGTTATTAGTTAAATATACCGAAGCATATGTAAAAGACCCAATGTATAAGCGTGGGTTTGATAATAACTTATGGGTATGGGAAGACCCTAATTATTCAAAAAGTTATATATTAACTGCTGACGTTGCTCGTGGGGATGGAGAAGATTATTCTACCTGCCACGTAATAGATGCGGAGAATTGTGAACAAGTTGCAGAATATAAAGGAAAGATTGAACCAAAAGATTTTGGTAATTTTCTAATCAATTTGGCAACCGAATATAATGATGCTTTACTAATCATTGATAATGCATCAATTGGGTGGACAACAATTCAACAATGTTTAGATAGAAACTACAAAAATCTATTCTGGTCTAACAGAGATGTTAAGTATGTAGATATTGATACTCAATTTACTAATAAGTTTTACAGAGATGAAAAACAAATGGTGCCGGGATTTAGTATATCATCTAAAACTCGTCCGTTAGTAATATCAAAGATAGACAGTTATATGCGAGATATGAGTGTTATTATCCGTAGTAAGAGAACGATAGATGAGTTCTTTACATTTATTTGGAACAACGGTAGAGCAGAAGCAGCGAGAGGATATAACGATGACTTGGTGATGGCGTTAGGAATGGGATTGTGGATTAGAGATACTGCACTTCGTTTAAGACAAGAAGGTATTGATTTGACAAGACGTTCTATTGATGGTTTTGTACAAACATCTTATGATAGTTTATATACTCCTGGTCAATTTGCTGATGACCCATACAAAATGCAAACGGGTAAAAATGATGAGTTTGAGGATTTGCGCTGGTTACTACGATAGGTTAAACTGAATTTCTTTATATTTATATATTGTATATGAATGGTAATATAAAATTGCGTAATTTAGTAAAAGAAGACCTACGCAAGTGGTTTAAGGAAAAGTGGGTAAACATCGGCAAAAAGGTGGATGGAAAGCACCCACCATGCGGGACTTCGGGTGAGAAAAAAGGATACGCAAAATGTGTTCCAGCATCAAAAGCTGCGGGAATGAGTAAAAAAGAAAAAGAAAGTGCAACTCGTAGAAAAAGAGCGGCACAAAACGATGCAGATAGAGGTGGTAAGAGTAGTAGTGGACAGGGCAAAACGCCAATATATGTTTCTACAAAACCAAAAAAGGAAAGTATGAATATCTACGAAAAATTAAATCTTTTTTTAGAAAAGAATTGTCCAACAGACCCAGCAAAATGGTCCGCATCTAAATCGGCAGCTAAATCAAAGTTTGATGTTTATCCATCTGCGTATGCGAATGGTTGGGCTGCAAAGAACTATAAATCAAAAGGTGGTGGTTGGAAGACTTGTAACGAAGGAGAAGCTAATGCATTATGTGAAGATTGTTGGGATGGATATAAGCAAGTGGGAATGAAGGATAAAGGTGGAAATCAAGTTCCAAATTGTGTTCCCGTTAATGAAAATGAAACTCAATCAGTAGAATGTGAAAAATGTGGATGGGAATGGGATTTAGAAGATGGTGGAAAAACTCCATATGTTTGTCATAAATGTGGACACGATAACACAGACGATTATGATGAGTTAGATGTTGAAGATGATGACATGGAAGATTTCATCAAATATCTAAAAGCATATACAAACGAATTAAAAGAAGCTAATTGTGTATTTGAAGCAGAATATCAGGGTAGAGATGTGAAATTGGGTAAACCAACTCGTGGGGATGTAAAAAAATTCAAAGTATATGTTAAAAATCCAGCAGGTAATATTGTTAAAGTAAACTTTGGACATGGTGGTACATCTGCAGCATCCAAAGGTGAAAAAACAATGCGAATAAGAAAATCTAATCCTAAAGCAAGAAAATCGTTTAGAGCTAGACATAATTGTGACCAACCTGGTCCAAGACACAAAGCAAGATATTGGTCTTGTAGAAAGTGGTAAAAATAAAAATAATAAAGGTTATATAATTAAACAAACAAAAGTA